TCGTCAATATACAGCCAGTTAACTGACTTACCACGAATACCTGATGCTGTAGTCGCCGAGGTAAAGATACGACTACCGTTTTCTAATTCTACGTCACCTTTATTCCATGTACGCACACCTTGTTGTAGCCAGGTAGGTAAATTTTCGTACATGGTTTGATAACGTGATAAAACTTCACGCGCAGAACTTCCTTTGTTTGCAAGAATCGCAACTGTTTTACTTTCTTGAAATAAGGTATACCAAAGAATACATGCTGCTGCCGTAATCGTCTTTCCTTGCTGACGACCTTCCATGAGCACGACTTTACGATTATTTAGAATGACATCTATTTTTTTCTTTTGACAGTCATAAAGCTTAAATAGCTTCAATCCTTCATCAAGCGTTACGATGTAACAATAGTTCTCAATAAAATAATGCGGATCTTGTTGACATTTAATTAATTCAACAATTTGATCTTGAGTATACTGAAGGGATAATCCTATAGGTTTAAGATTGGGATTACCATGATAAGCCACATCATTCATCAATAATCTCCGCATCTTCTATAGGTTGTGCATTTTTTAACATTTTCATCAGCTCATGTGTTGATCCGACAAATACGTTATTTTGCGTTCCTATATTATGTGCTTGTGTTTTTCTTTCAAGGTCCTGCTTCTTTTTTTGTACATCCACCAAATCTTTCGCTACATCAGACACCGTTTTGATGAGTTGTCCGGCGACTTCATATGCTCGTGGATGATCACTATTTTTTGCAATATTAAGAATACCATCAATCGCGTCATTGCCTTTCGCAATTAACGTATAAAGGGTTTCTCGTGCTTTTTCTGTGTCATCAGTTGTTTCTGTTTTTACTACCGCTTGAACTTCAGGTGTGATAGGAGTCACATCAAATTTTTTATCTAATTCTTCAAACATATTTAGTCACCTAGGAATACAGTATCGAATTCCTCAACAAAAGTATAATTTTTCGCATCACCTGTTGCCGTTAATGTAATCTGTGTACCTATACCGGTACCATCGGCATTTTCTGCATACAAGTTTGTAATTGTTTTCTTAATGACGTTCGCAGTATCAACATATCCGTAGAAATTAATCTTGACGGTGAAGTTTAAATCCCAAATGACTGACATGCGTTGATCGAAGTTACCTTCATATTCATCATTATAATTCACACTATCAAGAACAAACTGTAAGTCACGTTTCGCATTAAGAACAGGAAGTTCATTAATCGTGACATTGAAATCAGGATTAAAGTACGGCAAAATTTGTTCAAGAATCTGCAACCCGTCATCTTGATTCTTAGCAAAAATGCTCATACTAATACCCATATTATACGGTGTAGATACAAAGGTATGACGCATTGTATCTGTAGCATCATTTACGGCCTTAACCGTTTGTATCGGCACTAATTTACGGGACGAGTCATAATTTAGTGACGTTATTTCAAACCCAATGCGTGGCAAGGTTACTTCGAACTTTGCACGACCTTCTTCAAGATTTGCGACTTCCTGCACACGCGCAATAATCTTTTGCTTTGGCGCATAACTTAATGGTACCACTAAAGTTTGTACGACTTCACCTTGAGCGTTTGTTCTACGAATATTAATGTTATTAAATATCGTCCCAAACGCAATAATAGCTTTACGAATGTGTTGATGATAAAAATGCTGGTTGTTAAACATTAGACTTCACCGAAAGGATTGATAATGCTAAAGTCCAAAATACTTTGACCTTGTGTTTGGAAGTCATCATTATCACTTAAGATATTATTATTTTCTAAGCTATAGGAACTGGAGATAATTGATCCCCCCGCTTGTGTTAAGATACGATCTCCTGTTTGTGCCAAAATATCATAGGCATAGATATTGGCGGATCTTTCAACAAAATCATCATCAATTTCATCAATACCTGTTTGCACAGCTTCTGAGCTGTATTGCCACAATTCACATTGTAGATTATAGACGTAGAATTTGCCAACCTGGAAAAACGGATCAAGATGTTCGACAAACTTAATTTCGAACATCGCATCAGTTTTTGGTAGATAAATTAAATCACCTTCAGCAGGACGTTCAGGAAGCTGTACGAGTTGCGCCATTTGTTCGACGCTGTTTTCCCAGCGACGTTTTGCAACAACGAATGTCGCTTTATCACGAACTTCAATGCCGAACTTTGTAAAGATTTCTTTTTCACCTGCCCAGCCATCCACATTCGTTAAATACATTTCAATGGGATATGCTTGAGTGAATTGACTTAAAATATCTTCACCAAATAACGTATCAAGCTTTACTTGAGTACGTGGCAAGTAATAAACATCATGCCCGTAAATTTTTAAGCTCTCGATAATTAAATCTTCAACGAGGCGTTGTTCGTTTGTTGTTCCTGAGGTGTTCCCTGACTGAAAATAAAAATTTGTGGGCATGGGATTATCCCACCATGAAATCTACGGGCAATTCGTAACGACTTTGCATTTCTTCTTCAATCTTCATGATTTCAGTGACCGCTTCATCATAAATTTCTTTGCCGTTTAAGATCACGCCGCCTGGCAATTGAATCCCGCCGAACTTCTTCATGTTTTCACCCCACTGACGTTTAATCAATGCTGTTGCATAGCGCTTCAAGAACATGTCGTTATACACTTCAGTGAATTGATTCGGATCAAGGATACGATGACATTCTGCCACGATATAATTGTCAGGTACAAATGTTTCGAGCCAGTTCACATCAATGTACAAGCGATTCATTTTTCTATTGAATCGAATATTGCGATCTGCTGGCAACAACATTTCTAACATTTGTAAATGTGTTTTGACTTGTGAGTAATAAATCAAATCACTCGACATCAAATCATATAAGTCGGTCAAACGGAACTGATACACAACATCGAAGATATTTCGTGGCGATGACCCGACGTTCGCAGGGCCAATAGAGAATACGCGAGTAACTCCTGTAACGGCATCAGAAATATCAAAATATTGTGAGTCCCAGTTTCCTAAGGTAAAGGCAGTTGATGCATGAGTTGTTGCTGAAACACCTGAAATAGATCCGCTAATAACTTCACCATTAGCAAACGTCCCATCAGTACCCTTTAACTTAAACTGATTTAATCCGACAATTTCATAAATGGTCGAAGTCGCACCCGAAGTGGCGCCGGTAATGATTTCACCGACCGTGAATAATCCCGCGCCCATACCTTGTAAGCGTAATGTAGACGCTGTGATTTGCGCCTTGAGATAAATTTTTTCTACGCCATCAAAGTGATATTCATTCCAAAATTCTAAGGCGTCCTGTACTCTATCTTCTACTTGGTCATCATCCACGTTAATTTCAATAACAGGATAGCCAAGTCTCCGGAGACAGTAATCTTTTAGTTCAGTTCTTGTAGTGATCGGCATAGATTACTCAGTTAAGGATCTATGTATATTTATAACTCTGGAAACAAACAATTTTGAATGAAATCCCGTGTCATCACTTCATCGAACCCCAATGCTGCCATGACTCGTGGGGTATGAGGATTTTGTTTTTGATTATGACAATATTTGTTCTGTTGTTTCGTGTAATCTTCTGAGGTACGAGTGGTTCCAACATGCTTTAAAAAATAATCCAGATTTTTCGTCATGAGATTGATGATGTTTGATAGTTCTTCTGGATCTTTCACACTGCTTGCCGCCATCATATTATCACTGAAAATTTCTTTAGCCCAAGGTGGAAGTTCTCTACGTTTCGTGGGGATGAAGGCACTCACAGATTTCTCAAACCAAGCGTTCATGGGACTAGGACCCATGGGTGAGAAATCATGAAATGCTCCTGTCACCAACTTGGGACCTGCCACCAAATCAAAGCCGAACACGGGGCTGGGATCATCTAGGTGAGGAAACACACACAGATGCATCATGTACAATTTTTTCGTGTCTCGTACATCTATGATGTCTAAGTTAGCACGACGAAACGTAGGACTTTCCCAGGTGTAGGTTTTCCAGGGAAAGTCATGATGTTCTGTTTTTGATTCTGGATACACGTTGAGCCGTTGAAGCATTTCCTCAACGGCAACATCAAGTAATGGAAAAATCATAATTGGTGAGCAACTTGCAATTCATCAAACAATTGAATTGCGAAGTCGAAGGCACGGTTGGCTTCATCCGCCATGTCATCCGTTAACTTGCCACGGACTGCGGCAATCAAACCGGCACGATCTGCAAATTCAAACATGTAACCAGGTGTAGGCACCAATGTTTTCATCATTTGTCCGCCATACATGTCA